TAATTCCGAGGGCATATTAGGTGGCTTAATACCATTCAAAATGTTAGTTATATAAGGTACATGTTAGTAGTATTTATTTAGACGTAACTTTTTCAATAAACTCCTAATTTTTGCATGTGTAATGTCCTCAAGATTTTTGATTTTCATCTTTTTTAGTTCAGTTCTCAGTTGTTCCATAACTTCATCGGGAATGGTGGTTGTTTCCTGTGCTTGAAACTGTGATAACCATTCATTAAAATGATTTTCTCTTTTATAAGAATAGTTTACAATCTTTTCAGAAGTTTCTTGTTCTTCCCGATATGTAAGTTCTTCATTTATGTGAGCTGCAACAACTATACCGCAACTTTCACACACTAGGTCACTTACATTTTGGACGAGTATAATATTACTATCTATACAATTAGGACAAACGGTTTCTGTGCGTTCCATAGGTCTCTGTATATTCTTTTTTTCTACATCTATCAGATAATCTGTGAATATATCTTTTCTTGCTAGACCAACGGTTTCTTTGAGGTTGAAAACGTTATCCGTATGCGTTGCTGCATCTGAATGATCTACTACGTGTCGTTCGATGAAGGGCATACATTTAATGATATAATCAGACATTTCGGATTCATATTTTGATTTGTTAACTGGGTCACCTTTAATAAGGCCAGACCACTCATCTATTTTATTGTTATATCTACTTAAAAAATTACCTTCCATTCTTTATATAAGGATATGTTAACCAAACTTTTAAGTAGTGTTTACTATATTTATAAAAAAATTACCACACCTAACGACTATCAAATCATTTCCGAGGAAATTGAGTATACCGTTAACTATGATATGAAGTATCAGACAGAGGACATATTTTGGAAAGAGGAAAGTAAGGATTGGGATGGCATATTAGAAAATTTTTACGTTAATGCAACAGGGCGGGATTTTAGGAATACACTAGTACCCCAAAATGTCGGGCACATCATTTTACGAATTAACTATTATTTCAATGGTCGTGTATATACCGTTATATCGAATGACCTTAATTTCAAACTAGGTGAATCGGAGAAAGCGTCGATGATTTTTAACATCCCTTTGAGTAGTGTTTGGATAGTAGATCATGATGATAAACCACGTCAAAACATTACTGAAAAGGTGAAACGTTACAGTGGCCCTACACTTGATTTTCACAAGCAGAAGGTTACACTCGAAGATTTTTTATATTATGATTCGCAACATTTACATGATAAGTTCCCTAAAATCATACTTGCAAATGGCATTGGAATGAAAAAAACAATTTCAACCACATCTGGATTTACAACAGATCTTCGGATACCTTAGTTGCTAAGTAAAATTTAAGTTCCCCTAAATTTGCGACGTTATATTTCAAAATAAGGAATCTATTCCCAGTTTCTTGTATAATTTGCACAGACGCACACATACTCGTCGCCTTTGTAAAGATATTCAAGTATTTTAAACTGTATAAACCTGTAATTTTAGGACTTTCTTCAGGGCATTCAATTGAGGTCTCCTGATTAGCAAAATCGCCTTGGCATTGAAGATGTATTGTTTTACCTTCCCTCGTAATCTCAATTTCGGATCCTAGGTTTGACATGTCACGACAAAGTCTCTGGAAGTCAGCCGATGGTAAGGTGGTTAATGTTGACATTTCAACCTCGGGAACTTCAATACGATTTTCATTAATGTCTAGAAGTTTGAGTTGAAATTTGGTACTCGTCTTCTTTGCTTCACTCGTAATTTCAATGTTCATATACTCCTTAGAGTTGATCTCCATCGTGATTACGTCATTATTTGTGATTGTTTTCAGTAGTTTGAATGTATTGGAAATGTTAATACCAGCAATGATTTCTTCTTGATCGCAATGATATTCTTCAAAATTATCACCAGCTAGGAATAAATCAATAAGTGAAGTTCTAGCTGTATCTAAAGTAACAATATACATTCCTTGGGGTCGGAAATAGATGTTTACATCGTTTAATATATCTTTAAGAACTTCAAATGTTGACTTAAAGGCTGAAGCTTGTATTGAAACAAGCTTCATATCTACTGTAAAAAGTGCGTTACATCTTTAACTCTGTATAAGCTTCACCTTTATTTACATCTCTATTGATTTTTTCTTCAAGCTCTTTCGTCATTGCAGGCTGGAGAGATTGACCGTAGTTATCTAGGTAAAAGAGACCGGAGTCTCTCTCGTTGCCATCAATGGAGGACATAGAACACACACTACCACCAAACCCAGCATGTTCTACGTCTTTTTTGGGTAACAGGGAATCCAACCAGTTTTTTATTTCGTTACCAACTAGGATCTTACCATTTTTGGTAAGCATAGTGGGTACGCGGTTGATTTTGTTTGTATACTGTTTAGGTATACCCTGTGTATTTACATTGTGGTAGTTCACAAGTTGTTTCAGTTGTTTCTGCCCGTTAATATACTCGACCAATTCCATGGAGTGTTTACATCTGGGGCTATAAATCAAGAGTGACATCTACTATCTATATGGTAATTTGTAAAAAAAAATTAACGCATTATAGTAAAGATGGATACATTTAAGATTGTTATCATAATCTTAGCTATTTTAGTTATCCTGACTACGATCAGGCGTGAAAATTTCACAGAAACCTTCGGCTTCTCAGGGTATAAGAAACCAGTTGATTATGTAAAACTGTATGATCCCAGCCCAGACTTTTCCAGTTATTCTAAGGTGGAGGCTAATGTCGACCACGATATGATGGAACAGTTTGTAATTCAAACAAACAAGGAGTTGTTTAGACGTCTCGGGTTTTCCACTTACATCATTGAAACCCAAAGTGTGAAGTCTTATGAGAGTTCGTCAGGTCAAATGCATGAGTGCACTTTCATGGTGGTTAGAAATGATGGGTTTTCGTTCGGTTTTGCAGTGATTGCCTCATTCGAGGTTGTTAAGGGTAAACTCCGATTAGTGTCCCTTCGCTCTCAACCATTAAAGGACCAGGCTCCCGACAATGTAAAGGTTTACACAAAGGGGTCCGCTGGTAAAGAATTTATTGACTATAAACTTGTAAATGAAAGTGCGATCCCAAAGGTTGGTGAGTTAGATTCTATAAAAAATAAATTGAGTTAATTGTAATGATCAACATCAATGACATCATAGAGATTGATGATAAAAAGAAGAAGATCAAAAAGGAAATGTATATGAAAATTTACGAACAGTTTTCTTCAAAGATTAAACAATGTGTAGAACTTGGTCATAAACAGGTATTTTTGACAGTACCCTTATTTTTGATTGGGTATCCTGTTTTCGATAGAGGTGCAGCAGCTCGATATATTGCTAGACAATTTGAACTCGGTGGGTTTACGGTTCAGTTAGTAACCGAGTTTGACATTTACGTATCCTGGAACATGTCTAAGAAAAGGAAAGAGCGTGAAGATACCGTGGATGATACAGACTTCCCAAATCTAATGAATCTCAAGAAGATGGCTAACAAATACAGGAGAAATGGTGCGTAGTAAAATATTAATTTAAAACCCAATTAATCATAAATGGATAATTTGAATGTACTCGTCGAAGCGAAGAAGGAGTATCTCGGACAAATGTGTACTATTATGTGTCCAACTATGATTGACGTTTTTAACGACATGTATGATGAAGCGAACAGTCTTTCCAAGGGGCGAAAGGTTCTAATTATGTTTCAAAAGTTACTCAAGGAAGTACCAAATTGGTCGAATGCCATGTCTAAACAACATGGGGAAAACGTCGCTAACCGGTGCGCTTGGTTCAGTGATCTTTTAGCCGCTGTTTTCGTTGCGTGCACTAAAATTCTGTCAGCTGTTCGTCTCAAGGCTGACAACAAAAAGATATCTCTCAAACTCCCAACAAATGAAGTTTTCATTCAAACGTGTTACAACAATATCGCCAAGGATCTTTACAGGGATCCCTACATTTTCCACGAAGATCTAAGCGTTTATAACAGGGATGAAAAACTGACTATTCGTTTTTGCTTGGCGATTGAAAATTCGGTAAAAGAATTGATCCCCGTTCAGCAGATTCTTCAAACGTACATGTCCCAGGATTCTAGGGACATCGATTTGGATGGTGACGTAGAGGATAGTGAGGACCCTGATATCTTCGAAGGACAAGAGGAGGAAATGATTCCGGAACCAGACGGTGCCGCTATGGAGCAAACACCAGAAGAACTCCAGGAAGGGCAACCCATGGAGGAGCACGAACCCGAAAATTTCGAGAATGAGTTTAAAACCATACCAACCGTTCAAACATCTGAACCACCACAAGAGCCTCCAATGGAGCCAGTGGAACCAGTGGCCCAACCGGAAGATGATGTATTATTTGGTGACGCACCAGAGTATCGTACAAAAAATCCCAGGTATAATTAAATGGAACTCTCCGATTATTTACGCGACCCAGTGTACGCAGCTTTAATTGCCGGTGGTACGACAGCTGGTTATATTCATCTCAAAGCGTATTTGAACAACGAAGGAAAATTAGAACTAAACCAATACACCAAACCAGCCGTACTCGTCGCGATTCTCGTATACGTGATCGTACTCAATGGGTTAGGTCAAAAAGAGGTAATTTCTAATGATCCTTTCTAAACTTAAAGATTACACCTTACTATTAAGAAAATGGCTTCCGTTACTGCGTTTAATGACATGATGGGACAATTTCTTGTGGAATTGCACAAGACTTTTCCAGAGGAAAAAAGTATCAAGAAAATGCTTACGTCATTTGATCTTATTAAAAGCACTTCACCCCGTCTCCTTGTTGATGGGTTTATGAAGAGTGTGACCCCATACGCAGACAAGATTTCAGGCAAGGATGAGAAATTTATTCTCAAGGATTCTAAAAACATCGATTTCCTCAACGAGATTGATATGAAAAAGCTTTGGAAGCACATGCAGGAAAGTACGAAGGATGCAGTTTGGCAGTATCTTCAGACACTCTACATCCTAGGTACTACCATTCAATCTGTACCCGAGGATACCTTAAATGCAATTGAGGCTATGGCTAAGGAATGCGCGGATAAGATACAAAATGATGGCGGTGGTGACATTAATCAGGATGCATTGATGAAAATGATGGGAAGCATGTCTGGTATGTTGGGTGGTCTCCCAAAAAAATAAACCTCATCTATATTAAATGAAAGTTTGGTTTGAAGATCTTACACAACTTGTCAATAATAAAAAAATTTTAGACTTCTGGCCTAATAGTAAACAAACACCAGAAGATCGGATCAATGCGGCTTCACGGTTTATCATTTATGCCACGTGTCTCCTTTTTGTTATCCGCCGTGACCCACGTGTATTCGTTCTAGGTATTACTGTTCTCTCGGTCATGTATGTCATGTATAAGGCAAAACTTATCAAAGAGCCTTATGGTACTAAAGAAAATGCAACTTGTCAAAAACCAACGAAGGAGAATCCTCTCGCCAATGTGTTGATGAGTGATTATACCGACGCCCCAAATAGGTTGGAGGCGTGTTATTATGCGACAGCGCAACCCTTGATTAAGAAATTCAGTAGCGACCAAATTTCATATGATTCTGGGCGTTCTCGTTCCACTTTACCGGTTCACAAGCGTAATGCTTTTGAGCGTCAGTTTGTTACCGCCCCAGTGTCAACAATTCCAGGCGATCAGACAAAGTTTGCGGAGTGGTTGTATGGCGCGAAGGATAAGAAGATGTGTAAGAGTGATGGGGGGTCGTGTGATCCCAATGCGAGAGGGGTTCAGTTAAATGCATTCTCAGGTCTAGGGTCAAATGGAGACAAAAGGTCGGGAATGCATGGTGGAACAGTCTAGCTTAGATTAATATTCTCATGTAATAATAAATGGCGTATCAGCTCCAACCTGGTCTTTCTATTGTCGACAATAAAGGTGCTCTCCCCTCCGTGAGAGCTACCGATGAAGTTTTCGTTTACCCTCAGCCCAGCCACTTGAATAATGGTTCTCGGCCCAATACGATGTTATACGGCACTGCCCCCTACATGGCTGGTAAGGGTGCTCCCGCCAAATACATTGACACTTCCGATGAACTCCGACCCCAATCCACTTCCCGTTTCAACAAGACTATCGTTCAAACATACGAACGTAATCTCTTCCCTCTTATAAACACGGAATGCAAGGTCCCCCTCCGTTCCATGAAATATGAACCTGCGAGTACCCGCGCGGACCTCCAAAATGGCCTTTTCCAGAAAAGGTATGTTAATAAAAATGTCAGTAAGAAATAAGAATGGCTGATCCTATATCAATGTTAAGATCGGAAGAGCACACGTCTGAACTCCAGTCACGTTGTTCGATCTC